AGATTGGGTTTCAGTCTATTGGTGTTGAATAAACTGATCAACAGAGAGGAAGATAAACAGCAATGAAACTATCACAATTGGCAGCCAAGCCACAACTAATTCAAATCATCTTAGACGACGAAGACATTCGCAAACAGTATGGCGATGCACTGGAGTTTTATGTGTATGATCGTCAAGATATGGATACATTTATTAAATTGGCCACACTGGACAGCAAGGACTTTAGCAAACTTACAGATTTAATCAACAGTTTAATTTTGGATGAACAAGGATCGCCCATTGTGCGAGATGGTCAGATATTACCCAGTGACATCTTGATCAAAGCCATTCAGAAGGTGGTAGAAACATTGGGAAAGCACCAAAAGCCAATTATAGCAAAATCGACAATTGGTTAAATATTTGGCTGACTTTGGATTTTGTGGGCAAGAGATATGGTGTATTGCCTAGTGAATTGTTAGGCAGAGGTGAGTCCATAGATGTATGGATAGCACAAGTGGGAGTAGAGTATGAAAATTACCTACACCAAAAAGCGAATGGTAAGAATACATTAACGCCGCAGGACCACAATTTGTCAGATGAACAATTGATGGATATGTGGCAAAAGGTAAAACAAGATGAAAATAAAAATAAACACTCGTGACCTACAGCAATTAGCCAAATCAGTCAAACGCGAACTGCGTCAAGTGATGCGTGAATCACACAGATATTTTAAAGAAATTACTCCCATCAGAAACGGATATGCCAGAAGAAACACTGTGCTGGTGGGCAATGAAATCAGAGCCAATTACAATTATGCTGGTGCATTGGATGAAGGCCAAAGCCGTCAAGCACCCAATGGTATGAGCGAACCCACCATTGAACAAATGGAGAAAGAATTCATACCCAACGCAATAGAAAGGATCAACCGTGGCTAAAAATATCAAAGTCACTCTCATCCTGGATGACAAACCCTTTATAGATGGTTTGAAGAAAGCCGAAAGAGCGGCCAGTAATTTTGGTTCCACAGTGGAAACCAGCAATCAGAAAGCCAACAGCAGTTTCAATCTATTAAACACCAATGTGGGCAGATTAACCAAGCTATTGGGTATAGGTGCTCTTGTTGCTTTTGGTAAAGGTGCCATTGCATTAGGAGATCAGATCAAAGATTTATCAGATGCCACAGGTTTCAGTGTGGAGCGTATTGCCGCATTGAACGAAGCATTCATCAACGGTGGTGGCAGTTCAGAATCAGCATCACAAGCATTGAGCAAATTTGCATTGACGCTGGAAGATTTGCGTGATGGCAATGATAAAACATTGGCGTCATTCAACAAGTTGGGCATATCATTAACGGATATCAAAAATAGAAATCCAGAACAATTGTTTCAATTGGTGGCGGAAAAATTGGCAGGAGTCACAGATGAATCACAAAGATTGGCCATAGCACAAGAAATTTTAGGCAAGTCATTCAAAGGTGTGAATGTGGATGCCAGCTTTGTTAAAACATTAGCAGATGGTGGTAAGAATTCAGCAGATATGGCAGCGTCAATTGCTGCGGCAGAAAAAGCCACACAAGCATTCAACAAATCAATGCAACAAATTCAATTGGTGTTTTTGCAAGTGATACAACCTATTCTGGATGGATTTGTGGCAATGATCGATCTGTTCAAAGATATCAACAAAGCTATTATCGAAATGTCCGATGGGTTTATCACATTTGGAGAAATAGTAGGATTGGTAATTGCGGCTATTATGGCTGGCACAGGATTGAAGTTAATAACAGGCACCATAAAAGGTATTGGTGTTGTGTTAAAAGGTTTAGGCCTTATTGCTGGTGGTGCTGCCATAGGTTTCGAAAGTTTTGATGACATTAGAAAAAGATTGAATGGCACCAAAGATGCTGTGAAAGAATTGAACAAACCATTGATCGAAACCAAACAATTCTTTCAAGATGTCACAGCGGTAAGCCAAGGATTTGGAGATCAAATTGCCAAACAAATAAGACAAATACAGGCAGAAACACAATTGATTGGATTGAGCGAAAAAGAAAAAGATTTACAAAAAGCCATTAACGATTTAAAAGAAAAAAGTTTCGATATTGAATTAAAATTAGAAGCAATGAAAATTGGTGCTTCTGATGATAAAATTCAAGCAATCAATGAAGAGATCAGTGCCAATCAAGCACGAACACACTCATTGATACAAGACATCACAAGAGAAGTCAAAGCACGACAAGAAGCAGAAGAAGATTTTGCCAAAGCATATGAAGAATCATTTAAGAATTATAGAGATGCCGCTTTCAATGCTGCCAGACAAGCCAGAGATATTTTCCAAACAGCCACTAAGGGTATGGAAGATGCCATATTAAAATTTGTGCAAACTGGCAAATTAAGTTTCAAAAGTTTGATTCAAGATATGTTGAACACCATATTGAGAAGTCAGATACAGCAGATAGTGGCAAGAATTTTTACCATCACAGGATTGAATCAAGCAGGCAATGCCATAGGCAGTATGTTGGGATTGGCCAGCGGTGGAGTGATACCTACCAATAGACCAGTTCTCGTGGGAGAACGCGGGCCCGAGATAATTGCCGGAGCCGCAGGCAGAGTGGTCACACCCAACGATCAATTGGGCGGCGGATCAGTCACCTACAATATCAATGCTGTGGATGCTATGAGTTTCAAACAAATGGTAGCACAGGATCCACAATTCATTTATGCACTAACAGAGCAGGGCAGACGCAGTGTGCCAGGCACAAGGAGATAATCAATGAGTTTTCAAACCATCATAGACAACGCAACCAGTATCACTATTAACAGAAAGAAAAAAGTCAGTCAGACACAAGCCAGAGATGGCACTTTGAGAGTTACCAGCACTGGCAGCCAAGTGTGGGAATTTAGAGTGAGATTGCCAGATGGTCCTCGTTGGACTGATTATCGTAATGTGATAGAAAAAGTAGAAACATTGGACAGAGTTACAGCAGGCAGTTTTCAGATCAACAAAAGTGGTCACGAATGGCTCACAAGATATCAGGGCGGATTTTCAAATACTGCCAATGTGACTGCAACCTTTTCCAGCGGCAATACCATAACCTACAGCACAGGTGGTGGTAACACCAGTGGTGGTTTTAGATTCAAAGCAGGAGATTTTATTCAGATGGGCACTGCTGGCAAAGTGTATGTGGTGGCGGACGATGTCTCAGTGGGATCCAGCACCATATCATTGCATAGACCTGTGAGAGAAACTGCAGGCACTTACACATTAAAAATTGGTCCAGATGTCACTTGGTCGGTGTTCTGTGTGGAGTTCCCCAATTATCAATTCAACAGCAGAGACCAAATCAGTTGGAGTGGAGATTTTGTTTTTACGGAGAATGTGTAATGACTTTGAATCTCTCTGCATATAAGAGCATACAGACCAATTTATTTGTAAAATTAGATATTCCTGGTTATGCTGTATTAACCTTCAGCGACTATCATCGCAGTATCACTTTGAATTCACTCAATTACACAGGGTTGGGAGATCTGTTGGGCATCACAGACACCAATGCCAGTTTGAGAGCCACACCACAAGATGTGTCAGTGGCCATATCAGGCATTCCGTCAGGCAACATCACAGCCATTCTCAACAACAAATTGGTGGGCAGTGACATCATTATTACCAGAGCCATATTTGATCCTGTCACAGGTGTGTTGATCAGTATTGCAGGCAACCCAATGACCAAATTTGTGGGCATTGTGAATAATTTTGACATCACAGATGATTTGGATGTGGGCAGTGACACAGGCACAATCACTTGCACATTGACCTGCACTTCAGTGGTGGAGCAATTGGAAAATAAAATTACAGGACGCAGAACCAATCCCATTGACCAAAAAGCATTATACGCCGCAGATCAATGTTTTGACAGAGTGCCAGCATTGGCCAAATCCAACTATAACTTTGGAGCAGATAGATGAGTTGGTTGGACGGCATAATCAAAGCGGGTAGAGAAGCCATCACCAGTAATTTGGGCAAGACACTGGTGAAGACAGCTGTGTTGGGTTACCTTATCAATAGGTTAAGACGCAATGCACTCAAAGACAACAATCCAAAAAATGACAACATTGATGCTGGAGTTAGATTGCAAATTCCGCCTGCATCAGATGTGAAGATTCCAGTGTTGTATGGCACAGCAGTCACAGGAGGCATTATCTCAGATGCTGTGATGAGCAACAACAACAAAAGAATGACCTATTGTCTTACCATTTCAGAAAAGACTGGCACATTGTTGAGCACGGGCGGGGCCAGTGCATACACATTTCAAAACATCTATTGGAACGATCAACAAGTCACATTTAAAGCAGATGGATTCACAGTGGATTACACAGTGGACAGAGACAGCAATCAAGACATTAGTTTGAGAGATTTGGTAAAAATATATTGTTATGCCGGCAATGCCAGCACTACCAGCATACCACAAGGATACACCAATGCCTCATACCCAGCGGCCTACACAGTGATGCCAGGTTGGGCATTGGCCACACACATAATGACCAATTTAATTTTTGTGATTGTGGAAGTGAATTACAACAGAGAAAAGAATGTCACAGGCATAGG